ACAGGAACAGGAACAGGAACAGGAACAGGAACAGGAACAGGAACAGGAACAGGAACAGGAACAGGAACAGGAACAGGAACAGGAACAGGAACAGGAACAGCAACAAAATAAAGACCCTCTTATTGCTATTACATTAAGTTCACCTGTAGAATGTAAAACATTAATTAAACCATTTATCATAGACAGCGAAGACCAAGACATATGTTTTTTGAAGAAAAATAACCTACATGATATGATGCATGATTATAGAGATAATGCTGACCGTGCAAATGCTGCCTATGGAAATGATAAAAATGATAAGACCTTTCTGACACCAATAAAAACTGCAGTCGATAATCTCTCTGGTGGGTATGCAGGAACAGTTGTTCATCCTGGAATAGCATCAATAACAGCATCAAATCCATTGATAGATACAAAATATGAACCTAATATAAGCGCGGAACCGACGTTAAAAGCGGAAGCAATTAAACAGTCTCTTCGTCCTTTTTTTGATGATGAATACAGTATTCTTGTTTCAAAATTCTTTTTGCATTTATATGACGATAACAACGTTACTTTTGATATCAAAAATAGAAATAAAGAACTCTTTTTATATGAAAATGTTGTTGAAAATATAGCTCCATATAATGTGTTTGTTGAAAAGGTTTATGATTTCATTGAAGGTATTATTAAAAAGACAAACGTATCTCTTTCCGTACTTATTAATGCTCTTTATAAGCTTAATTCAAAAAGTGTTATAAAGGATTTAACGGAGTTAAATGTGCAGACAGGAGGAGATAATGATAATAGTGATAAGAAACTTCTTACAAATAAGCTTGTCAGAATGGTAGCTAGCGAATTTGATACTTGGTTTTGCAGTGATTGTCAAACAGAAAACACTTATAATCATTTTCTAAGTGCACAAGATGATATTTTACAACAATCCATATTAGGAGAAGGACCAGCATCAAGTAAATCAAATGCAGATATTTCCATCTATAAAGCTGTGCGTGAAATTATGTGCAGTAATGTAGAAAAAAGATATCAAGAAAACAACAACGAAGATATACAAAGAATAATTAATTATGTCGAAGAAGTTAAAAATAATTCAAAAAATAAATTTATTATTGATAATTCTGCAAAAAAGTTTCCTTTTAAAGATAAATATAATAATGAAGATTGTTTTAATCACGAAAAGGCAAAAAAATTTGCAAAAGATAACACAATGTGTATACAGTCTACTCTAGATGATGGTATAACTTCTAATTTCAGTTTTGGTCATTCGTGTGCAGTTAAAGACAAAAAAGGTATTGAAAACGACAATATGTCAATGAATATTATTTTTAAATCAAAAAACAAAAACAGAAGCGTACAATATATACGTGATGCAGATGAAGATAAATGGTGCATTATATGGAAGCATGGAAAAGAAGAATGGGGAGCTAAATTAAGGATTACTAATACTGGGTTAAGTTCAAAAGTGAGACTAAAAGCGTGTGTAGAAGAGTTATATAATTTCATAGGTACATCTACCTTTAATACTCTTACGCCAGAACAAAAAAAAAGACAAATAGCTATCATCGCATACAGTCAACTTTCTTTTAAGCTTCTTGGAGACTTGCTGCAAGAAATTGACGGAACTTTCAAAAATGGAGGTCGTGTCAATGCACCAACTTATCCAGGAGGTGTAACAGGTGTCGAACCTTTTGATACAAATGGAGACTCTAAACGCCTTGTTATTTCAACGGATCAACCATCTGCCGCACGGTTAATGTGGATGTTTTACAATGGAAACAACTACGGAAGTCAATGTAAAGGTCAAAGCAGTGATTGGCGTAAATATTTGAATAAAGAAGCACGAGGGGGATATTACAATCATATTACGTATGTAATACAGGAAAAAGATAAAAAACAGAAAAAACCATTAATATTAGGTACCGCAAAATGTCAATATTTTATTTATGACCCTATTGGTGGTATAGTTGCTCACAGTGAAAAAAATACTCTTGTACCTCATAAGAGTAAGATTAATGTTGGTAGATTGTTTACAAATATGCTATCTTCGTTCGAAAATTATCAAAAACAGTTGTATCATCGTTTCGTATATAGAGACTATCTGATACAACGATACACATTTTATTACGATAACCAGTGTTATGAAACAGATACTATCAAGGGGTACATTAACAATATGCCTGATTTTTTGAACTCGCTGTCCTATGTCGAAAATCCAATAATTGAAATACCACATCCAGTGTTACTTAATATATTGAATGAGAGACTTTTACTTGCAGATATGCAGGTAAAAGATATTGGAAATATTATTTATAATCCAAACCGATACGGTTTTCAAGATTGTACAAATAATCTTATTCAATCTACAGCTTATGGTTACAACAACTTACAATCAGGGTTCGACGTAATTAACATAATACCAAAAAATTCGAGAATAACGTTTACATACCATGAAGGATCATCAGAGGAATTACATTTAGCTCCATATGGTCCAAATACAAACGTACGTAAACGCATAAAAGACCGTGTTTTTATAGAAGCTAATATTAATGGTAACCAAGTTACACAATTTAACATTGACGACAAGGAGATAATACTTAATACACAGTATTATTTATTGGATTCTGTAAGAGAACAAAATAGAATAATGCAAAAAAATGTAGACCAATTCTTGTTGGATATTGTTCCTAACGTATACACTGAAAGACTTGGAGATGTTAACAGTCCACCAACAGATTGCATCGATGAATGTATTAATACCACTAATGTCACGCATGTCTCACCAAATACAACACCTTCTTCTAGTACTCCTGGAAATTCTAATCCTGCGGTTACGTGTAAATTTGAAAATGGAAAATACTTAGTAACCATAGATGGTAATCAAAAAGAGTTTGATACCAAACCTACATCATCTGTTGACAAGTTCCATGAGTGGGTAAAAGAGTTGTATCCAACTGATATAAGTAAGAGACAATCGATTTATAAATCTATAACAGACAAATGTAAAGGCACGAAAAGAAAACACACAGGAGGAGCTTCAACAATACAGCAAGAAACGTACCAAGACCCTCTTACATACGCTATTGTAGCGATAGGAGCATTTGCAGCTATGATGATTGGCCTCCAAAAATAAGTTATACAAAGTAAATGACCTTTACAATCGTCTTCGGAATCTTTTTGATTGCTTTTACAACTCTTTTTGCCTCTTTGTCTCATTAAAAAAATCTATGCTCTTTATATAACATGGATACCTTGATTTCTTTTATCGAAACAACGCTTAACCAAGTGTTGGCCAACCCCTGGTTCTTCGCTGCTATTACGCTTACGTTCAAGATGTACGCTGGTATGGCCCGCCCCACTCCTCCTGCTGCATTGGCTGCTTTGATGGAAAATGTCTTCTTTAGAATCTTCGTATGGTTCCTGGTCTTGTTCATCGGTTCAAGAAATGTCTTGCTTTCCCTTATCGTTTCCACTGCTATGACTTTAGGACTTGACGCTATGGAACCCAAGGAATCGTTCGAAAATAATTTCATGGAAGAACTTCGCCAAAAATACCAAAATCTCCTCGCATAAAAATTTTTTTTGTTTGCTAATAATATACATTATCATGGAAGCTATCCTTAATTTGATTGGAGATACTTTGAACGGTGTTCTTGCTAACCCCTGGTCTAGCGCTCTCATTAGCCTCACTTTGGCTATGTATGCTGGTATGGCCCGCCCTACCCCTCCCGCCGCCTTGGCTGACATGATGAACAATGTGTTCTTCCGCATCTTCGTCTTGTTCATGGTCTTGTTCATGGGTACCCGCGATGTGTTCGTGTCTGCTACCACCGCTTCCGCTTTCGTCTACGGATTGGATATGCTCAGCACTTCTCAACAACAATAAATTTTTTAAACTGTTTCTAACTTTAACTTTAGAAATTCCACACTCTCAAAAAAGAACTCTGCACTACTTTTGTATCGTGCATTGCTTGCCCATTGTTTGTCCTTGAAGACTGCATATTTAAGGTTTGCAAGACTTACGGGACCTGTCAGTCGAGGCTTATAGGCTCGTACATTTTTGAACCTTACCCAAGTGTTCTCGCTATTGATTCTCTTGTGTCCAGAGCTCTTATTATGCAGCTTGTTTTTCTTGGTATACCAAACCCCTTGCAGCATACAATCGGCAAGGTCGTCTCGCTTTTTGAAGCTTTCAAAAAACTTCAATGCACTTGGAATATTTCGAACAAAATATTTACAATAAATTTTTCCGTAGAATTTATTTCGAGGGTACTGACCTTTTAAATTGCAAGGCACATACGGACCATCGTAGATTTCCAACTTGTTCCGTGGGTTTACAAACAGTATTTTAACGTCTTTTTTTAAATTTCTGATGACAAAGTAGCTGTATAGCATAAAGGAAAGGTTCTTCATTTTTGGGTTCTTCGAAGGTTGATTTTCGAGTAGCACCAAAGAAACGTCTTTTAGTGCTTCTATCTTGTCGAGCTCTGTGACCATACGACTGCATAACGCTTGCATATCCAGTGATTTTGTTTTTGGCTTTACTAGGATTTCACAAACAAGCGAAAGCTTACGTTTACGTGCATGGGACTTGCAGAATGTTTCTTCTTTGTACGTATAATAAGCAGCACTATTACAGTCTATACAAATAGGCTCGTACATCAAGTCTAGTACATTCCAGTACACGATGTCAATTTCGCGACCAGGCAGCGGAACAAGTGACGGAGCAAATATGCAGCACGCAAGATTTTTTATACCAATGTCGAAGCTCGCTATATAGTCTTGGTTTGACTGTCTTTTTGTTATCAAAGATTGTTTCATATGCGTTTTTCTGGCTTGTTTCTTTGTGCCAGAAAAATGATTGATTATATTTTATACTTATTATGGTTTTGTGTAATGTTTGCAAAAAAGATTTTAAAAGTAATGCTGGGTTAACGCGTCATACAAATAGAAAAAATCCTTGTAAGCCACCAAGCGTTGAACCCATAAAAGTTGAACCTTTGGTTGAACCCTCGGTTGAACCTGTTGTGGTTCAACATACATTTGAACAATGCGACGGTCTTGAGTATTTGCAAGGTATTGCCCCAGAAAGCATTGATTTGGTGCTAACTGACCCTCCATATATTATTTCCAAAGAAAGCGGTATGAACACGCATTACAACAAAGTAAAATCAGGAGATAACAGTATAACAAAGACCCAAGAACAATGGGAAGAATACAAAGAAAAACATAATATAACAGACGAAACAAAAAGAGAAAACTTTCTCAAATACGGCACCATATACGGTACAAAGTATTGTGTGAAAACAGACTATGGAGACTGGGACAAAGAGTTCACCATTGAAAAACTCCAAGAATACATCAAAGAATTTTATAAAAAATTAAAAAAAGGAGGAACACTCATAATCTTTTTCGATTTATGGAAAATCGAAACACTTAAAAAGCTGTTAGAAAAAAATAAGTTTTGTCAAGTACGTATGATAGAGTGGATTAAAACAAATCCTCAACCACTCAATAGTAAGACTAACTACCTTACTAATTCGCGGGAGATAGCAATTACCTGCATAAAAGGCTCGAAGCCAACGTTCAATAGCAAGTATGACAACGGTATTTACCATTATCCATTGCAAGGTGGAAAGAACCGTTTCCATCCAACCCAAAAGAGTTTGAAGCTGTTTGAAGACCTCATAGAAAAGCATTCAAACGAAGGAGACACTGTACTTGATACGTTCCTGGGGGCTGGAACTACATTAATAGCGTGTAAAAATACAAACAGGAATTTTAAAGGCTGTGAAATAAGTGCTGAATATTGTGAAAAATTG